TGCCGCAGCTGCAGCCGTGGCAAAGAGCGGTCTAGTGTTCGCACAGGACCTTACACAAGAAACCGGCTCCTACCAGCCCCAGGATCAGCAAAAACTTTTCCGTTTTGCTGCTACTGATGTTCGAGGAGACTGGGACAACAGCAACATCAAGGTATCAATCGCAAACGTAAAAGCAGCAGTCAACCCAACTGTCGACGCTTACGGCACTTTTGATGTTTTTGTGCGAGATGCTAGTGATACAGATAACGCCCTAAACCTCCTAGAGTCATTCACGGGTCTAAATCTAAATCCAGCATCACCAGACTATGTTGCTCGTCGAATTGGCGACAGGTACCTAAGCTGGAACACGACTGAAAAATACTACGAAGAATATGGAACATATAACAATGTCTCAAAATATATTCGTATGGAAATGAATGACGAAGTCGACAACGCTACTGCTAACCCGGCAGTTCTTCCGTTTGGTTACTTTGGACCAATAAGAACAGCGACTCAAATAGACAGCGGGGCGCCCATTCCCGCCGCAGGCTTGGCTGTTGCCGCAGCCTCAATGTTTGCCGGCGTAACACTTACAACCGGATCTCAGTATTCCGGAAATGCCTTCACTTCTAGTATGAACGCCCGAGTCGAATTCCCTCGGATCTCACTTCGTGAGTCAGGCGCTTATGGCGTCTCAACACCGAAGAGCGCATTCTACGGCGCACGCACACAAGGCACATTCGCCAGACGTGATAACGGCTATGGTGATTACACCAGGCGCATCTCTTCAGACATAGGGGATCCTTACGGCTCAGGAGGCACGCTAGCCGCCGGCCTAGAATACTCTTATATCTTCTCACTAGATGATGTTTCAGGTTCAGCCACAGTCCCTGTTTATGTTTCAGGCTCACGAGCAGAGGGAGAATCTCTCAGAGGTGTAGGCAGCTTTACAGGCTCTCTTCTTGACGCTGGCATCAACTCATTCACACTACCACTAGTTGGCGGAACAGACGGTTTGGACATTACAGAACCAGAGCCTTTTGCAAACCGACTAATCAACGATCAGACTGAGCAAAAGTCATATGAGCTATACTCAGTTCGTAAGGCAATCGACATGCTTAGAGACCCTGATGTGGTTGAGCACAATGTTGTAGCCGTGCCGGGCTTGTCCGACCCTCTTGTAACTGACTACTTGGTTGATATGGCCGAGGAAAGAAAAGACACATTGGCTATTATCGATATCGAAAACGATTACAAGCCTCGTTTTGAGCTAACTTCCGGCGATATAGGAACAAACAGAACTGCACTTCCTGATCCTAGCACTGCTGTAACCACTATGAAGACACGAGGTTTTGATAGTTCTTACGGCGCTGCTTACTACCCAGCAGTTCAGATAAGAGACCGAGGATCAAACACTGTGTTGTATGTTCCTGCGACAGTGGCAGCAATGTCAGCGTTTGGTTACACAGAAAGAGTTGCGGAGCCTTGGTTCGCACCAGCTGGCTTTAACCGTGGCGGCCTCTCAGATGGCTCAACCGGCATTGTAGCAACTGGCGTTTCTAAGCGACTATCCTCAAAGGAGAGAGATGACTTATACGGCGTAAACGTTAACCCGATTGCGCAGTTCCCACAAGAAGGAATCGTTATCTTCGGACAGAAAACACTTCAGGCTAGTGCTTCTGCGCTTGACCGAGTCAATGTTCGTCGACTTCTTATTTTCCTCAAGAAGGAAATTTCAAGAATCGCAAGTACAACTTTATTCCAGCCGAATGTTCGTGACACTTGGGCTCAGTTCCTTCTTAGGGCACGGCCGCTCTTGAATGATGTCAAGGCTAAGTTTGGCTTAGAAGATTATAGGCTCATTCTTGATGAGACAACAACAACACCTGATCTAGTCGATCGGAACATACTGTATGCAAAAGTACTCCTCAAGCCGACCAGGGCAGTTGAGTTTATTGCAATCGACTTCGAAATTTTCCGCTCCGGCGCAAGTTTTGATAGCTAAGACTATTTAAGATAAAGGAGAAATAATAAATGGCATTTTGGAGCAGCAGCACAGAGACCGAACCCCGTCGTAATTTTAAGTTTTTACTTCGTGTAAACAATCTAGATACTTGGGTAGTGAAAGGAGTTAACCTTCCAACGATAACAGTTGGCGAAGCAACACATCATTTCTTAAATCACAGGTTTTATTTTCCTGGAACTATAGAATACAACACTATTTCCTTTACTGTGGTCGACGCCATTAATGAATCGACTTCGCAGACAATTATTAAAAGCTTTGTTAATTCAGGATATAAGGTTCCCGATGGTCAAACGCCCGCCGCTACATCATTACTAACCAAAAGAGGGTCCGTTGGGGCATTAGGAGAAGTAACGATTGAGCAGCTAGGGTCTGGTGAGGATGGTGAAAAAAATAAAATAGGGTTTACCCTTCAAAATGCTTGGGTGAAAAACATTGAATTCCCTCAGTCTTTGTCTTACGATAATGAAGATTTAAGTGAAATTAAAGTTGAACTTCGTTACGACTTTTTCAATTTCCTTGACGGCGCCGACCCAATTAAAGGCTTCGGCGGCTCATAAAAAGTTTATTAACCTCATAGGAGTATAATGAGAAATAACCAAGACCGTTTGGGGGCTCCCGAAGTCCCCCAGGCATCCCCGGAACCAGCACCTGCAATGGCCCAGCAGGGTGCTGACTTTTCTTTTGTGGCCGCAAATGATATTGTTGAGCTTCCATCAAATGGTGAGTTCTATCCAGAGGGTCATCCTCTTCGAAAGAACCCAACAATAGAAGTAAGACAAATGACCGCTAAGGAGGAAGACATTCTTCTAAACCAATCATACCTAAAGCAAGGCACTGTTGTTGAAAAGCTTTTACGCTCTTTGATGGTAACAAAAGACTTTGACTTAGACGACCTTTTGATTGGAGACAAGAATGCGATCTTGACCCAAGTGCGAAGATCTGCTTATGGTGATGAATACCCAGTTGAGGCAGTTTGCCGCTCTTGTATGAAAAAAACCGAAGTAACTTTTGACTTGGAGGAATGTGTTCGCAACAAACCTCTAACTTTGTCCGAAGGCGTTGAGGCAACAGGGAAAGGAACATTTACCTTTACAGCACCAAAGACAAAAGCCAAAGTTGAGATACGCTTTCTAACAGGCAAGGATGAAAAAGCCTTAGCCGACAAGGAAAAGAAATATAAAAAGCATAACGTTGACTTTTCAGCCGGCCTAGAAACTTACAGGCTCGTTATTGTTTCTGTAAATGATAATCCGGACTTAGTTGGATCTTATGTAGAAAACATGCCTCTTCGGGACTCCAAGAAGCTCAAGCAGGTAATGAAAGACATCCAGCCAGGGGTTGAGATGAAGGGCGACTTTACTTGCCCTTCCTGTGATACGGAGGTTGAAATGGATCTACCAATCAACTTTCGCTTCCTTTGGCCTGACATCTAGTTACCAAGAAGCAATCTACGAAGAGTTGTTTGCCCTAAAATACCATGGCGGCTTTTCTTTGTTCGAATCTTATTCAATTCCAGTCGGCCTCAGAAAATGGTTTATTCAAAGATTGATTAAACAAAAGGAAGACGAAAAAGAAGCAACGGAGAAAGCTAGAAAAAGCAACAAATAACAAAACCCGCTTTATGGCGGGTTTTCTTTTATAAACTATTTACTGTGTTAGGAGGAAAATTATGTCTGAACGAAAAGAAATTAATGAAGAGAACACATTGAATTTAAATTCAGGTGATTTGGTTCAAGAATATTATGCTGCCCGTCAAGGGGCTAAGTTAAAATCAACAATATTAAAGATGCTTGGATTTAAAGATTATTCAAGAATTTTTGATGTTTCCCACATTACCGGAACAAGATCTCAAGTCGACTCTTTTACAAGGGCCATCGGTGGTGAAAAAAGATATATGAAAGCTGTTGAAAAATACGGTTTGAACAACCCTCGCACTTACGCTTCAAAGTCAAAGTTGAACACAGCTGTCAGGAACTTTGAGCGTGAAACTGGAATGAAGTGGCCCATTAAGTAATTTGGGTTTTAAGGTAATTTTGTAATGGCGAATGATGATCAAAATAAAACAAAGGAATTAGCTGGGATATCTAAAAAAGTTGCAAAAGGAAAAAAGCTCTCCCTTGAAGAACAAAAGCTTTTAAACTTAGAAAAGAAAAAAAGTTTAGATCTCTCGCTAAAAGAACTTGAAGCCCAAGTAAAGTCCGGCCAACTAACACAAGGGCAAGCGGATCTTGAAAGACAAATAGCATTAACAAAAAAGGAAATTTATGAGCTTTCGGAAGGCCAAGCCGAGATCGACGTCGAGCGCCTCGCAGGCCTCCAAAAAACGCTAGAATTAACAGAAAACCTTTCAAGCGCAATTAATGACTCTGCAACACAAGGCGGCCTCTTAGCTGATAAAATTGCCCCGATAAGTAATTCTTTCTCCAGAGCGGCAGTAGCTAGTCTTGAAGCTGGAGAGGGAGCTAAAGGCCTGGGCGCCGCACTTAAAGCCGCATTTGGGGCATATGCTTTTAACGCTGCTAAGGGCCTAAGTGTTTCAAAGATGTTCTTTTCAAGTTTGGAACTCCTTGCTGAAACAACCATAAAGGCAGTTTCTGCCCTTGATAGCGCCGGTGCTTCTTTCGTTCAGAACACAGGGGCTTCTCGTGACTTTGCAAGAGCAGCATTTGAGACTAGAGATTCCTTGGGTCTTGTGGGCATCAGCGGCGCCGAAGCCGTTGGGGTAATGGGAGACCTTTACTCAAACTTTAGCGAGTTCTCAGAGTTGTCACGAGGCTCACAGCAAGGCTTTATAGAGTTATCTGCGCAAATAGAGAAACTTGGTGGCGACGCCGCAGGTATGGCACAGACATTTACAAAAGTCGCAGGAATGTCATTAGCTGAAACAGAAACGGCAATGAGAGAAGTTGCCGGCGCAGCAGATGCTCTTGGTATACCTTTTAGTCAAGTGTCGGCTGACCTTGTCGGAATGGGCGAGCTGTTTGCAAAGATGGGTGATGGCGCACTTGACGTTTTCTTGGAACTACAAGCAGCCGCAAAAGCAACCGGAATGTCCGTTCAGAGCCTTTATAACATTGTGGGCCAATACGATACCTTTGAGGCCTCATCACAAGCAGCCGGACGCCTGAACATGGTCTTAGGTGGTAACTTGCTTGATACGTATTCTCTTTTGAATGCTACAGAAGAAGAAAGAATAGAACTATTACAAAGAGCAATGGAACAGTCTTCAATGACTTTTGACGAAATGGATCGCTTCCAGAAAAGGGAAGTTTCAGATGCACTTAACATCTCGATGGAAGAGGCAGCACAGTTATTTGGAGCAACTCGTGAAGAAGTGCACGAAACAGCCGCAGAGCTAATGCATGCCGGGATGTCTGCAGAAGAGTTAGCCGATAGGACAAGAGAAGCTTCAACCGCAATGGATAAGTTTAAGGTTCTTATGGGCAACTTGGCGCTCATTGTTGGGCCTATTGTGCAAACTTTAAACGGGCTGGTTAATGGTCTCTTGAAACTTTCCGACGCCCTCGGCGGTTCAATAATTGGCTCTTTCGCTGCTCTGACCCTCGGCTTGATCGGTGCGAAGGCAGCATTTATACTATTTTCCAAGGCGGCGGGCGCTAGCGTCGAGTTCCTGGTCGACAAAGTCTCGTCGAAATTTAAAAGTCTAGTAGGTTCTGCCGCAGAGGCTTCTGAAGGTGTTGAAGAGATTGCAGGAAATACCGGTGATGCAGTTAAAAGCTTCGGTAAGAAAGCCGCCGAGGGCTCCAAGGGCTTGCTGGCGTTTGGCGCAGCAATGCTTATGGTCGGCGCCGGCATTGGTTTGGCTGCTTGGGGGATGTCGACATTGGTTGCGGCGTTCGGTGATTTAAATGGTGGCCAGATCGCCGGTGCTGTTCTTGCAATTGGGCTGCTTGGTGCCGCAATTGTTGGCCTTGGCTATCTAATGGCGACCGCAGGTGCGCCCGCAATTGCCGGGTTCTCGGCATTTGGCGTCGCTATGCTTGCGGTCGGTGCCGGCACGTTCGTCGCTGCTCTTGGGGTGTCAAAACTAGTTGCGAGCTTTGCAGGGATGGATGCAGGAAACATTTTGGCAATAGGAGAAAGTTTGCTTAAAATGTCCCTTGGGGCGCTAGCCCTCGCAGCAGCTGTAGCAGTTCTAGCTATACCCGGCGCCGGATTCGGGATTAGAAAGTTAGGAAAAATGTTCCGGAAGGTTAGAGAGCAGATAGATCTATTAAATGTTGAAAAAGTATCGTCCTTTGCCACAGTCCTTTCTTCTATGGCGCAACTAGCATCAATGTCCTTAACAGATACGGGAGTGCCTGAATATATAGCTGCTATTGGTAAAGCTTTAGATGAACTCCCCGATAGCACAGAAAAAACGGTTGCTTTCAAGGCAACAGCAGACTCATTGGCCAACCTAATGCGAATTGCCTCAACCGTCGAAGCTGAACAAGTAGCAAGAATAGAGACGATTATTGGCGCCGTCTCAAACGCTGAAGGTGCTGAAAGCACTAACCAGCTGGTTGCAGCAATTAGCAGACTGGTCAACGAGCGAGCCAACAATGAAGGAACAACGAACGTGATAGAGCTTGATGGGCGAGTGTTGGCTAAGTGGCTTGACCGCTATGATACTGCAAGATTTACGGGCGCCGCTCTCGCTCGATAAAATAGGAGAAACTGATGGCAAATTATATATCTACATATGCGCAAAAAAAGCAATATTATTTTCAATTCTATTCTGTAATCTCCGGTATGTTTGTTGCATTCCCGGCCTTGATAACTCAGTTGGAAGATAAGTTTTCTCCGAATTGGACTTCTGAGAACGTTTTTGGACGACAGGATCCAATCTTAACTTTTCAAAACACTGAAAGAACAATCGATGTTGCTTTTGATGTGCCCTCCGACAGTATCGAAACGGCAGAAAGAAACTTAACCAATCTCAACCGATTGATTAGTTTTCTTTATCCAGCATATTCAACTAGTGGCACTTCAAATACGATATCAGCATCTCCTTTATTGCGTATAAAGTTTGCAAATTTGATTTATGACCATTCAAAAGGAATTTCCGGTGACAGCCCAGAATCTGGACTAGTTTGCGGCATAAACAACTTTTCCCATAGTTTTAAATTTGATGGGTCTGCCGGCTGGGTTGATAAAGTTGGTTCGGCAATTCCTGCTTTCTTCTCAATAAGTTTTTCAGCCACAATCCTTCACACCCACGACCTGGGATATGTTGAAGGTATGCCAGCAACAAACATGACCGAATTTCCTTATTTTATATCCGACTCTACACCCTCAACTTCCGAAGGTCGCATTGGAAGGGCCTTGGCAAGTATTGATTCCGCAGCTGCCGGCGCTACCGAAGCTGGCCAAGCAGCTGTCGCTCTTGGCTTCACAGCAACGAATGCCTTATCCGAGGCAAGTACGGCCGGTGATACAAGCGGGATAACAGAATCCGGAACCGACTAGCAAAAGAGTTAAACAATGTCAAGATATTTAAACAAAAGAATTTTCCAAGCCAATAGAGCGCCGGCAACAAGAGAAATGCTAAGATCCAGAGACCTAATAAACACCAGGTTGATTGAAACAGCTCATATCCAGCCTCTCTCCAACGAGGAAAGGAAAAAATATTCAATGCGAACTGCTATTTGGCAAAGAAGAACAAGGTTGTTTAAATTAGCTTTTGAATTTTATGGAGACTCAAAGCTTTGGTGGGTTATTGCTTGGTTCAATCAAAAGCCAACCGACGCACACTTTTCTGTGGGGGATGAAGTTTTGATTCCTTTTCCTTTGGAGCAAATCTACGAGAGGTTTATCTAAATGGCTGCGCTTTCAGATAGTGACCGAGAGCTGCTAAGGGAAAATGTAAGGTTGACTCGGGACATCATAGAACCTTGGTTGGCTTTCACCCAGGCGAAGCAGAGACAAGGAGCCACATTTGAACTAGGCAGCTTCCAGGAACAAAATTTCACTTGGGAATTTCGAGACGTGCTCCGGAGCGGCCGGCCGAGGTTTGAAGGGGAGCTGGTTACACGTAGGATGCGGGAAGACGCCCTCGACGAACGCAAGGCAAACCGAGACTTGGTCGTCACCAGTGGCCACGACGCCGATGAAGTGCGTGAACTTGAAATTCAAATCAGAGACGACCCTGGTAGCGTAACCAGTACTTCAGAGCAATTCGAAACAACCGACGAAAACGAAGCGGCAAACTTTCTGTTAAACAGGCAGCAAGGAGTGTTGGCATGTCTTAACGAACGAATAATTGAGAGCTTTTTTGATTTAGAAAACACCAGTCAGACAAACATCGTGCAAGTAAGCACACCAGATGAGCACCTGTTGATCAATTTTCTTTTAAGAAGACCCGACCTTCTTCCATTTTTTGCGATCAGAACTCCTTATCTATCTTTATTAGTGCCAAAAATAAGACTGTATAAAAAAATATATAAAAAAAACAACGATGGGTCATACAGTGAAATCGACAACGGGATATTAGAATTTAAATTTAAATCATTTACAGAAAATAAATCACTTGAAAGAATAACTCAATCTAAATCTGGAAGAGCCGGCGGCGCTGGAATTAAAAGTGTTAATTGGTCGTACGAAGGCAACAATCCAGAAACCGTTAGATCGTTTGTTAATTTTGATATATCGTTATTCTTTCAAAGCTTAAGCGACTTTATTGGAATTAGTGCCAATGATGCACAAGCTGCCCTAGAGGACCCCAGAAATACTGACTTGATCAGCCTTATTGGTGCTGGTGTTGGAATCGCAAACGGTGATGATGAATCTGCGCAACCTCTTTATAAATATGAAATTTTAGCACATGTAGGTTGGGAAATTGATCATAAAATCAACCACGACCTTGCCAACGATCAAAGTGTAAGAGCACTAAAAGAGATCATCAACCAAACAAATACCAGATTGCGTCTATCTTTAAAGGATCATAGCCTAAACTTCAATGCCGACGGCACATTAACTTTAGACATTAGCTATTTTTCAGCTATCGATGAGTATTTTTCTGACGAGTCGCTTAACATACTAAGAATCGGTCTTCCTCCCGCTATCGAGTCAGTTAATCAAGCAGCTGCAAATACTGCCGGCCAAACGGAGCAAGAATCTCCAGCCGACAAGCAAGAATTGGATCCTTGTGCGACTTCTAGAACTAGCACTAGCGACAACTCTGCCGATACTGACACCGACACCGACGAGTTGAACGAACGAGAGGTTGCTCTATTGGATGCGTTGAGAACTACTGGAAATGATAATATTATTCAAAATTATAATAATATATTTACTGGACTGCTGGAAGGCAACAAGGTTTGGAAAGTTACAATAAACGCAGACGTCATTGAAGAAATAAGAGCCGCCGAAGTTAAGGAATCTCGGGTTCCGTTTAACGATGACTTCAGAAGCCTCGAAATAAGGCGCCTTACAGAAAGTGTCCTAATGAACCTTAGCGCTAATTCCCAATTCAATGTCAGCCAGGGGTTCTTCCACCAGGGAACTGGAATCGACCCCGGCGAAGTCGCTGCTAGCGCCGCCGCCGCCGACACACCGAACCTTTCTGATGCTGATCTGGATGCAGCTCAACGAGAAAGACTTCTAGAAAACTATAGCGAGAACGACGGCGCCCGGCTTGTAATAAACTTTATAAGATTAGGAGACCTCATAGACAGAGTTGTTGAGGGCCTAAAAAACACAGAAGGCACTGCTTTGAAGGAAAGATCGGACGATTTTAAATTTATTACCGGGCTCTACACCTATAGAGATATGGACAACACTAGAAAAGCTTATAATTATTCCGATATGCTCATTTCAATTGATGGCTTTAGATCTTTCTTTATTGAAAATATCATAAGGCCATTAAAAACAAGGTACAGCTTGACTGCTTTTATTAAGGATTTGGCAAGTAAGTTTTCCTATGTCAACTCAATTAGATTGGCTTCATCTGGTGACATTGTTAGCCCTGAAGGAGTGCCGCATGTTGCTTCTTTTGAAGGTCCGGACATAGGTATAAGCGACCAGCTTCGAGACGCTGCAACCCGAGACGCTATATTCGGCGGTCCCGGCCTGGCGCCTGACCTCCAGGCCGGTATAGATTATAGGAATAGCGTTGCTGACAAGGAGCCTGTCTATGCAGGAAGTGTTGGCAATGTGATATCCGCCGCTCCATCGTCTGGCGATCAAAGGTTAATCTCTTATTTTATCCTACGCAGTAATGGTCAGACCATAGAGCGCAAAGCTGATGAAGAAGAGGATGCTCGGGTAGGGATATATCACGTGAAGTTAGGTTCAGACAGAGGTATTTTAAAATCAATTAAATTTCGAAAAGATGAAATTGAAGGACGCCGAGAAGGCAGGATTGTCCGTGCTGGTGGTTTAAACCTGTCAGCACTAAGAGAAAAGTATGATGCTACGATAACAATCTTTGGTGCCCCTTTCATTTTTCCAGGGACGTATATATATATCAACCCATCAATGGTCGGCTATGGTCACGGTTCTACTTCTGCAGCAAGAGTTTTAGGCTTGGGTGGGTATTATTTTATTAATAAAGTTATAAACTCAATTGGATCCGATGGAAAATTTGAAACAGAAGTTGAAGCTAGTTGGGAGGCGTTTTCCGGCACCAGTTGCAACAGACCTGAATTGGAAATCATTCAGGCCGGTTCCAGCGCAGCGGATGAAGTACTTCAAGAACCGCCCACCGCCCTTGAGAGACTTGCGTCGGCTGCTAGCGACATAGTTACAAGCGCCGGCCAAGCCTTAAACAACAATTATAGCCAGCCAGCAGCTGCAGCGGTTACACAAGCCGGCCAGACCTTAAACAACAATGTTAGCCAGCCAGCAGCCGCAGCGACCACACAAGCCGGCCGAAACGTGAACTCAACACTCTCAGATCTCGGATTTTAATAATTAAATGACCATACAAGAATTTAACATAGGCAAAATCATACAAAACTCCTCAAGAAGGATTAGAACAAACTATAATAGTGATCTAGACTATAAGCTTTTCTTAGATACAGACTTGTTTCCACTTATCCCAAAAGACGACAAACTTATTGGGTTTAGTCAAGATTCTTTTGTTTTAGAAGAAGTAGCCGAACAATACAAAAAGTTTACAGATCTAATAACAAGAAAAATGCTTCAGAAGAAAGTTGGTTTCGAGTTTTATAACTTTACAAAAAAACCAGACTTTTCCAATAACAACTTATTAGAAGCATACGCAAACAATCTAAATACTTATTATGGCTTACTTGTAAATTACATAGACGGAAGAAATATAAAGATAAGAAACGTCACAGATTTTTATAATACCTTTCTAGATTACATTGGAAAATACTCTAACATCTTGCCCTTGACTTTTTACAACTTAAACTTTAAGAAACGGTTGTATTTCGAAAACACCGGATTATCAATAGTCATAAAGCAAAAAGGCGCTGGTAGCCCAACAGGGATCTTTACAGACTTTCTTAGAAATACCAGAAGCACCAACGATTATGTAAAGATAGCAAATTTACAAGGCTTTGAGGTTGATCTTGCAAATCCTTATCGCTTGGTGTATAATCCATACAGAAAGATAAATAACGTTGACATCAAGCAGTTCTATACTGACAACTTTTTTAACTATTTTGATTTAGAGTTTAGTTATCTTGACATGATGATTACAACAATGTATAATCAATACAACAAAGACCGTTTTGCGAACCACTTCTCTGACAAGGACAAGATCTATTTTCCAAACGAGATGTGCAAGAACCAAATAAGAACAATAAAAGAAAACATTAATAAAGAAGGAACATTAACAAAAGAGCAAAAACTAAAACTTTACTTTTTTGCGCTTCTATCGGAAACAAACCAAAACGAGATGCCAAATAAAGACAAGGTATTTCATAACGCTTTGGCCGTGGCGAATTCTCTTGACATGCCGTCCGCAATGCGCTATACTGTAGCCCAAGTCAGGAGATCGTCCAAGACCACCACGCTCACCCCGGTTTTTTAATGTTCCAAACCCTTGATACGAAAAACAAATGCCACGCTGTCTATGAAGACGGCGTTTTTCATTTTGACGGTGCTGAAACAAAAGCCGCAAAAACTTGGTCTTATCACCACGCAACCGACAAAGAAGAGCTACAGGTTGGAAACATTTGGGCTGGTGGTCGCTCTCTAAAAGAATGTTGCCCAGCCGATGTTATGCCAGAATACTTGGAGATTGAGAAAAAACTCCAAGCTTTTAACATGGCTTTTGGCGCCGTCGACTTTAACGTCCAAGAATGGTGCGTATACGACTTTATGCCGCTTTCTTTCCTGATTGATCTTTGCGAGGTAAAAAATAAAATAACTGAAAACGTTCTACAAAACTATACCAAGCCAAGATCTTATGACCACCTATTGGAAGTACACCGACTTCTCTCTGAGATGAACCACAAGCAAGTTCTTTTTGACTTTGATGTGGCGGCACAGGTAAGCACGACAAAGGCCTTACAAGGCAAACTACGAAGCCTGAGAGGTATAAACAAGTGGGTTCACTACGATCCTTATGGCACAATCACAGGAAGGTTGAGCACAAAGCCAAATACGTTCCCGATTCTCAACCTCCCGCACGAGTTCAAAACAGCAGTGCGTCCGCATAACGATCTTTTTGTTGAGTTGGACTATAACGCAGCTGAACTTCGCACAATGTTGGCTTTGGCCGGTAAAGAACAGCCCGAAGAAGACATCCACGAATGGAACATGAAAAACGTGTTCTCTCGCATTGAGGATCGTGATCAAGCAAAGAAGAAAGCTTTCCAGTGGCTTTACGGTAAAACCGCCGCAAACAAAACTTTGGAAAAGGTTTACGATAAAGATAAGATCAAAACTGACTGGTTCCATCACGATTTTATCAAGACACCATTTGGTCGTGCGATTGAGTGTGATGACGACCACGCAATCAATTATGTTATTCAGTCAACAACCGCAGACGTTGTTTATGAGAATGCAAGCAAAGTCAATGAACTTCTGAAAGGACGCCAAACAAGCTTAGCCTTTATCGTTCACGACTGTATTATTTTGGACCTAAGCAAAAAAGATCTTGACTTGATCGACGATTTGGTGCATACTTTCTCTAACACTCGCTTTGGAGACTTTCGAACGACCCTCAAGGCAGGTAAGACACTCGGCGGTATGCAGGAGATTGCTTTATGATTGAAAAAGTTATTGGTATTGGCGACGGCGGAAGCCAGATTGCCGAACATTTTAAAAAGTATTATGATTATTCTGTTCTTTGCGTTTCTGAAAAAGGTGATATCAAGATCCCGAAAACGAAAAAAGTAGAAGAGTTAGAAAGTAAGATGTTCGAGACCAAGAAAAAGTGGTCAAAAACATTAAAAACCTTTGCTGCAGACGATAAGTTGCTTTTTGTTGTTAATGGAGCAGCAAGGTCAGCAGCAACTTCCTTGGTTTTGATGGAAGAAGTCAAAGAAAACCCAAAAACGGTTATCTTTGTTAAATCAGACCCAAATACAATCAACGGAACAGCAAAATTACAACAAAGAGCCGCCCTGATGGTTATGCAGGAGTTTGCTCGCTCCGGATTGATCGAAAAAATGTTTATTGTTGATAATATGGCCTTAGAGAAGATCAGCCCAGAAGTCAACATTCTAAACTATTATGAACAACTAAACGATCTTATTGTTTCGACTTTTCACATGATCAACTTCTGTAAGGACCAGCGCCCCGTGCTAAATACGACGGACGATCCGGTGGAAACCGCCCGCATCGCAACGTTTGGAGCCTTTAACGTCGAGAACGGTGAAAAAAAACTTTTTTATTCTCTTGACTTCCCGAGAGAGACGAGCTATACTTATGTTCTGAACGATGAGGCGCTAAAGGAACCGGCTAGGCTGATGAACATTAAAGACATCAACACAGCAGCAAACAATACAGAGCCATCAAATGCATCATCATTTGTTATTTATCGCTCGGACTTAGAACACAACTATGGATATATTGTTCAATACAGCACGATGATCCAAGAACAGTTGATAGAAAACCAGAACTGAGGCACCACGATCGCCGCCGGACATTTTTTCGTTTTTACGTGGATAAGATCCGGCGCTCGATCGTCTAACTAATGTGAGGCGCTCAAGGGCGTCTGACCGATGAGAAACGAGTGCTTGACATTCGCCACTCTCTGGTGTATAATAAACTAAATTCGGTGGCCATTCGGGTCGCCGCAGCCAACCATAGGAGGTACACATGGCTATTGATATGAGCAAAATGAAGAAGAAGCTTGACAAGCTGAACAACAAGGGTAACGGCGGAGGTCGGTATCTAAAGATGGAGATCGGGAATACTTATGAGATTCGTATTCTTCCTACGCCTGATGGCGATCCATTCAAGCAGTATTTTGTCCACTATCGTGTGGGCGACTCTCAACCGTTCCTCTCGCCAAAGAAGAACTTCAACGAGGATGATGCGCTTGATCGGTTCGTGCGAAAACTTTATGATGAGGGTTCGGAAGAAAGCCGAAACATGGCTCGTGACTTGTCTGCTAAGGCTCGTTTCTTCTCACCTGTAATTGTTCGTGGACAGGAAGATGATGGTCCAAAGGTTTGGTCTTACTCGAAGACTGTATACCAGGAGCTTCTAAAGACTGTGCTGGATCCGGACTTTGGTGACATCACAGACCCAAGTGCTGGATTCGATCTCAAGGTTACTTACGATAAGCCGAATGGTAAGATGTATCCTGAGACCGTGGTTCGTCCTCGACCAAAGGCTACAAAGCTTTCCAAGGATGAGAATCAGACCGAAGAGTGGCTCGCAAACCTTCCGGACATTGATGGAATGCAAACCCGAAAGACTCCGGCAGAGGTTCAGGAAATCCTAGATGCCTTTCTTATGTCTGACGACGTAGATCCGGAAGAGATGGCTAGTGAGACTATCCGCTCTGGTGGCGGCAGTCGAGTGGCCAACGCAATTGCCGACTTGGTATAGGGGGTTTATGGGGATCAAAGATCTAAAAGATATCCTAAATAAGAAAATGGGCGCAATCGTCGCTCACGATCTTACAAAGGAAAACCCAACAGAGGTGAAAGATTGGATCCCCACAGGTTCTCGGTGGCTTGACTCTATTATTTGTAAGGGTCAAGTTGCCGGGATCCCTGTTGGGAAGTGGACTGAAATCGCCGGCCTGGAGTCGACGGGTAAGTCTTACATGGCGGCACAGATTGCTGCTTCGGCTCAACGTAAAGGTATTCAGGTTGTTTATTTTGATTCAGAATCATCAATCGATCCTGCTTTCTTGACGTCGGCAGGTTGTGAGCTAGAGGATTTGCTTTATGTTCAGGCAACTACCGTTGAAGATGTGCTTGGATCAATAGAAACAATCCTAGAACAAACCGAAGATCGTGTTTTGTTTATTTGGGACTCGTTGGCTATGACACCAGCAAGAGCAGATCTAGAGAAAGATTTCAACCCTCAAGCAACAATGGCAATGAAGCCAAGAGTGCTAGCAAAGGGAACAGAAAAGCTTTCAATTCCAGTCGCAGACAAGCAAGCAACTGTTTTGATTCTAAATCAGCTCAAAACAAACATTACCTCAAACATCGCTGAGGCAATGACCACACCTTTCTTCACTCCAGGCGGCAAAGCACTTTCGTATGTTTATTCGCTTCGGATTTGGCTTACAGGTTCAAAAGCAAAGAAAAACTTTATTACAGATGAAACTGGCTTCCGCCTTGGTAAGCTTGTGCGCTGTAAGCTAGAAAAGTCAAGGTTTGGAACCGAAGGTCGAAACTGTGAGTTCAAGATTATGTTTGGGACAGACAGCCCAGGTATTCTTGATGAGGAGTCTTGGTTGGATGCAATTAAGATTTCCGATCGAGTAAAGTCCGGTGCGTGGTATACTCTAACGTTCCGTGATGGGACCGAGAAAAAGTTCCGTGCTGCTGATTGGCTCAAAGAGCTAGAAGATCCTTTATTCCGACGTGAGATCTTAGATATCATGGACGAAGTAGTAGTAAGGAAATTCGATGAAAGAACAGGAAACGCAGAAGATTACTACGACGAAGAGAGCACCGACGAGTAGGGAAAGGAGGATGCTGGGCCTTGCTGCAAAGCAGGCCAGCACCTCTAACTTCCCTGTGTTTAGGCACGGTGCTGTTTTAGCGAAGGGATCAAAAGTTTTGAGTTTGGGCGTCAATAAGAATCAGTTTAATTCTTTTGCGGCTAAGTTCAAGAAAAAACCAGAACACGCTACTGTTCACGCAGAACTTGGTTGTATTCTAGGGGTTGACAGACGTTCAACCTCTGGAGCAACCATTTATGTCGTGCGCATTAGCCCACAAGGAGAATGGCGTATGTCAAAGCCTTGTTGTATGTGCCAAGCCGCAATGCGGCACGTTGGTATCAGACGAGTGATTTACTCTGTCGACGAAAAATTTATAGGAGAAATGAAATTATGAACGGACAACTAGTTGAATACCACAACCCATCATATGGCGAGCGGTATGGTGTTGTAAAAGAAATGCGAAAAGATGGAAAAACGTTGATTGCGACAAGCTGGCACGCATTATCCGGAGGCAAGTTCGGGCCGACAACAAGAACGTCAGGCGAAAAAGCTTTTATTAGACTAACACCAGAAGACATGTATACTCGTCAAGGGTCAATCCAAGACCATTTTGAACGACTTTGGAAGACAAGAAATGGGGGTGTGGCCCCTACAAAGACCCTTGTATTTGCGAACACATTAGCAGACGGGACACTTGAAGGAGAGATTAGTTTCTTACCAGCCCAGATGGCCGAAGAACTAGTCGACTATTTTCTGAGTGAGGGATGGTTTGCAAATGCCGAATAAAAAGATTATGATCATCGATGCCCTCAATATGTTTTTGAGGTCATATGTTGTAAACCCCTCTCTTGGACCTAATGGGGATCCGATCGGTGGGTTCTATGGCTTTCTCAAGTCAATGCAGAAATGTATTCGTGAGATCGATCCGCAAGAAGTCCACATCTGTTGGGACGGACCAGGAGGGGCAGTTCGCAAAAGATCCGAGAACAAAGGATACAAAGAAGGTCGTAAGCCAATCAAAATGAATTGGAACTATAACCATCTTACTGACGATGACAAACTAAAAAACAAAGTTTGGCAACAACTGCGCTTGATAGAGTATTTGGAGACCTTGCCGGTAAAGCAATACCTCCACAAAGGAATAGAGGCTGATGATATTATTGCTTATTTATGTACTTTCCCAGGCTCGAAAGACGCAGTAAAGATCATTGTATCCAGCGACAAGGACTTTTTACAGCTTTGCTCTAATGATACTATTTTATACCGTCCCATTTCAGATAGTTTTGAGACTCATAAAACAGTAACAGAAAAGTATAAAGTTCACCCAACCAATATGGCGCTGGCTAGGGCCGTAGAGGGCGACAAATCAGACAACCTACCCGGTGTGAAGGGTGTCGGCATCAAGACGCTTGTAAAGGCCTTTCCGTTCCTTTCAGAGGATAAGTTCTATGGGGTTGATGACATTCTCAAAGGCTGTAGAAAGGTAGAAAAGAAAATGTCTGTCCATAAAAAGCTGCTAGAGTCCAAGGACCTTTTATACAGCAATTACAAAATGATGCAACTTTATGCGCCAGACATTCCGATTGGGGTTGCGGACGGCACAAAAGAAGTGTATAATGAACCGTTCTCGTATAGTCAAAAAGACTTTGATGCGAAACTGATTAAAGAAGGGTTGGGTGCCTATGACTGGTCCTCACTCCGTCTTTTTTCTAGAATGGTAATGAACAACCAAAGAACCCTAGCGAAACAAGGAGCATAGCTATGATTAAAGATACAACATTTGGTAATAAAGACGGGTTCGAGAAGTTTGGTAAGTCTTTCCAAGAAAAGCTTTGCAAACTTATTATGTTCGATCGTCCTTTTGCCGATCAAATGGAAGAAGTCCTGGACGTGTCTTTTTTCGAGAACAAAGCTTTACAAGAACTAACAAAGCTTATTTTCAGACATAGAACAGAATACAGTGTTCATCCGTCCGAAGAAACCTTAGAGACTTTGGTAAGAACTGAAATCACAGATCTTCCAGAGTCAGTCCAGGCAACGATTCGAAACTTTGTTGCAAAATCTATTGGAAACCAGATTGTAGCAGATTCTGATTATATTAAGAATCAGGCATTAGACTTTTGCAAGAAGCAGAAACTCCAAGAAGCTATTTTACATTCTATCTCTTTGATCAAAAGCTCTTCGTTTGACGAGGTGAAAGGAGTTATCGACGAAGCACTAAAGCTTGGAATGGACAATGACTTTGGTCACGACTTTATCAAGGACTTTGATGCTCGGTATGTGGAAAAGCCCAGGCACCCCGTTACAACAGGATGGTCGCTTATTGACGATCTAACACAAGGTGGCCACGGTATTGGAGAACTAGGTGTAGTTATCGCACCAACAGGAGCAGGAAAATCAATGGCCTTGGCCCATCTAGGAGCACAAGCTGCGAAAGCAGGTAAGACTGTTGTTCATTATACACTAGAGCTGTCTGATAAGGTGGTAGCACAAAGATACGATTCTTGTATTTCCGAGATCAAACTAAACGAACTAAGAAATAGAAAAGAAGATGTTTTAGACTCGATTAAAGAGATTGAGGGCGCCATTATTGTAAAGGAGTATCCAACAAAATCAGCATCTGTTGCGACTCTTGACCGCCACTTGGAAAAGCTAGTATCAAGAGGCATTCCTATTGGAACAATCGTTGTTGATTATGCCGATCTTTTAAAGTCCGTAACTAGTTATAAGGACAAAAGATTTGAACTTGAATCTATCTATGAAAACCTACGAGGTCTAGCACAAAAATACGCTTGTCCTATTTGGACCGCATCTCAGACAAACCGCTCTGGTGTTAATGCCGAAATCGTAACGATGGAAGCTATTTCAGAAGCATTTAGTAAGTGCTTTGTTGCTGATTTTATTTGCTCGCTCTCTAGGACAATCGATGATCGAAACAATAATACCGGCCGTTTGTATGTCGCAAAAAACAGAAACGGTGCGGATGGGCTAGTTTTTCCTTTATATATGGATACCAGCAATGTTAAGATTCGAGTTTTGGAGCCAACAAATGAATCAATCGAAGATCTAAAAAAGAATACAGCAAAAAGACAGATGAATCATCTGCGAGAACAATACAAACAAATGAAAACTGAAGGAGAAAATAGTTAATGGAACTTGCTACAAAGATTTTATCAGACATCACGGTGCACATGAAGTACGCCAAATACGACCCGGTCCAACAGCGTAGGGAAAGTTGGGACGAGTTGGTAAATAGAAATATGTATTTGCATGTTAAGAAATACCCAGATCTAGCCGGGGAGATCGTCAATGTTTATGAGGACTATGTAAGACCTAGAAAGGTTCTTCCTTCAATGCGCTCAATGCAGTTTGCTGGAAAGCCTATTGAGGTTGCGCCAAACAGAGTATACAACTGCGCCTACCTGCCTATCGACCACTCAGCAGCTTTTTCCGAGACAATGTTTCTTCTTCTTGGAGGAACAGGTGTGGGATACTCAGTACAAACTCACCACGTTGAAAAGCTTCCTGAGATCCGCCGGCCAAATGAAAAAAGAACCCGTCGTTTTCTTATTGGCGACTCAATTGAAGGCTGGGCTGATTCTGTAAAAGCACTAATCTTATCTTACTATCGTGGTACTTCTAGGATTCGTTTTGACTTTTCAGACATCCGACCAAAAGGTGCTCGTCTAGTTACATCAGGAGGCAAAGCGCCAGGACCGCAGCCTTTGCGTGAGTGTCTTGTAAAGCTTGAAGGCATTCTTTCACAGAAGGAAGATGGTGATAAGCTTGACCCAATCGAAGTCCATGATATGATTTGCCATATTGCGGATGCTGTCCTTGCGGGAGGCATTCGCCGTGCCGCTCTTATCGCTCTTTTCTCAGCTGATGATGATGAAATGATTGCTTCAAAGGTTGGAGACTGGTGGGAAGCAAACCCACACCGTGGTCGAGCAAACAACTCAGCTGTAATCCTACGCCACAAAGTTGATAAAGATTATTTTCTTTCACTTTGGGATCGAATCCAAAAGTCAGGTTCAGGTGAGCCCGGTATCTACCTATCAAACGATAAGGATTGGGGGACAAACCCTTGTTGTGAAATCGCACTTCGCCCTTATCAGTTCTGTAACCTAACTGAGATCAATGCTTCAGATCTTGACTCACAAGAAGAGTATGAAGCTCGTTGCCGTGCTGCTGCTTTCCTAGGCACGCTCCAAGCCGGCTATACAGACTTTCACTACTTGCGTGATGTTTGGCGAAGAACAACAGAGAAAGACGCACTTATTGGCGTATCAATGACCGGCATCGCATCAGGAGCAGTGTTGGATCTGGATATGGAAGCAGGCGCAAGATCAGTAAAAGAAGAAAATAAAAGAGTTGCCGATCTTATTGGTATTCGACAAGCCGCAAGAACCACTTGTGTGAAGCCGGCTGGTACAACTTCACTAACGCTTGGAACATCATCAGGTATTCATGCGTGGCATAGTGACTATTACATTCGTCGGCTTCGCTTGGGCAAGAATGAAGCAATCTATTCTTATCTCTCGGAGAACCATCCAGAGTTAGTTGAGGATGAATACTTCCGACCACACGACACAGCAGTTGTTTCAGTTCCTCAAAAGGCTCCTGAAGGGGCTATCTACCGAACAGAAAGCGCCCTATCACTACTCAAGCGCATTGAACGAGTTTCACGTGATTGGGTAAAGTCCGGACACCGGAAGGGAGAGAACACACACAACGTTTCAGCAACTGTCTCAGTTCGTGAAAGTGAATGGGATGATGTTGGTGAATGGATGTGGGAAAACAGGAATGTCTATAACGGTCTCTCTGTTCTTCCCTATTCTGATCACACGCACGTTCAGTTACCTTTCCAAGAGTGCTCAAAAGAAGAATACAATGCTTTGCTTGGAGCGCTAAAAGATGTTGACCTTACAAAGATCATTGAAACAGAAGACAATACAGACTTAGCAGGCGAACTAGCTTGCGTCGCCGGAAGCTGCGAAGTAAAATAACGACCGCTCTGCTCGATCCGGCCGGAAGCAAATAACACTTGACTTCCGGCCGGATGCGTGCTAGAATGATATCTGTTGAGTGGAGGAGCGCCCGTCGCCCCCGGCTCGCAAACTAACATAAATGGAGGACAATTATGAAAGAAGAAGAAAAGACAGAAAAGATCCGAGAGTTCATTCAGACTTTTGATGCTATTGAGCAAGAAATGGAACCCTACAAGGACGCAAAGCGAGATCTTCGTGCGAACTACAAAGAAAACGAATGGCTTACCGGAGATGAGATGCGACTAGCAGTAAGGGCCTATCGTATGCTCAAGAAGGATGAAAACCTAGAAGAACTACAAGAAATGTATAGTAAGCTTTTGACTACTATCTCAACAAAGCGAGGTTATTCAGATGCATCTTAACCCTTGCAATCGGTTCTTGCATATTTCATTGATTGAGCCTGAGCCTGAAAAAGAAACTAAAGAAGCAAAAGTGCTGCTTCCAGACGACTACCTGAAAGAAGTAAAACAAAGATACCGAACAGCTAGCCTTCTTGGTGTTGGAGAGCAGTGCACAGTGTTTTCTTCTAGCGACGTTGGTAGTACCTTGGTCGTAGTCGATACAACTATGATGGAAAGCTTTGTCGATCCAAGCGGAAAAGAGCAGTTTTTCATTCTAGAAAGTCACATTTTAGGCACTTACCGATAAAGGAGATAAATGAGAAAACTAATAGTAGTGGGTACCCTCTTATTGGCGCTAGGGTTTTCCCGTAAAGCAGCAGCCGATTGTATTTGTTACGGTATTAACTGGCAATCAGACTATGAGTATGCAACTTTAGAATGCCTGCAGGATACCGATCCTTGTCAAATACCAGAAGTTATCGGAGAAGACAATAGAGTATGGGAGATCATTCCAATTGGAGAGTGGCCATCCGGCTTGACTGAGCTGGTCTGTGATCAACATACTTGTAGTGAATGCGGGACTGCTGTTTATGACTGTGATAATGTTAGACCATCAATGAGGCGACGCCTTGTTGATACAATCGAGGGTTGCTAATGGAAATCAAAGATGAAACAATCTATTTGTATGGAGATGAGATCGGAAGATGCGACTTTATACAATCATGGGGAAATGACATTATGGCTGTCAATGCGGCCAGAGCCTCATTTGGCGTTGAGAAAGAAGATCTAGATGAAAAAGATAAAAAACTTATCAACTTTTTAGTGAAGCATAAACATACGTCAGTGTTTGAGCACGGCGGAATCACTTTTAGATGTGTTGTGCCTTTGTTTGTACGCTCTCAACATCATCGCCATAGGACTTGGTCTTATAACGAGATCTCAAGGCGATACACAAACGTCAACCTGCAGTTCTATGAGCCAGAAAGCTTTAGAACCCAGCATAAAAGCAACAGGCAAGCATCAAACGATAAAGATCTGATCAACCCAGAGCTACAACATTGCTTACGAACCCGAAGGGTCAGCGATCACGTTCGGGTCCACCATGTTCAAAGTATTGAGCTTTTCGATACAATGATTGGAGCAGGAGTTTGTCGAGAACAAGCAAGAGGAGTACTGCCTCAGAACCTCTACACAACTTACTATGCATCGGCTAATGTCTCAAACATTATAAAGTTCATTGGGCTTAGAGACAAGCCGGAAGCACAACAAGAGATTCGGGTGTTAGCACAAGCAATGAAAAAGTTCTTAGAAAGAGAGTTCCCACACACAGCAAAAGCAATGGAGGCTGGTTATGATTGATTATTTTATTTTTGGACTGACTGCATCGTTCGTTCTCGTTTTTGGCTTTGCCTATCTTTCAGCACTGAAAGGGGATGATTGAGTATGAATACGATGAAGTTGTTGTTGGGGGCAACATTTCTTCATTGGTTTTTGCCATAGAAAATAAACTTCCAATCATCTCAACCCGATGGGAAGACTTTCAGATGTATGATAGATTAGAATACGATGAAAGATGGGTAGAAACGTTTGATAAAGTGGGGATCCCAAGCGATCACTGGGAAGCCGATTATAAAACTCATACAAAAAAGATAATGAGTTCCGGCTTATCAGAGCTGCTTGGGATTCTTCATTTGTATCATGGAAGGCATTACCCAAAAATCTATTGCCCTTTCAACGATGGAATGTATTTCCACAAAGGAAAGATGAGGATTATCGCAAGCAACAAGTTTGACTTTCACGTAAAAGCCAACACATACCACGTTTTCGATGCTGAACAGATAAAAAACAAATCGTTTGAGGTCGAGAGCATCGAAAATAAAAAAGAGTTTCGAATAGTTGATTATCTTATAGCAAAGAAGCCACTGAGATATCCAGGCAATGGAGTTCAGGGCAATGACTTTTTTGTAAATGAGATCATCACAAAAAACGTTAGAGAACATTATGCGATCTCTTATCTAAACAGCCGTCAGATAAACAGACACAACTATGCTGACTATTCTGTTCGTTTCAAAGCACAAGACATAATGAAGGCTGCCGGCATCACAGGATACGCTAGAGCAGACAAGCCACACCTTTTTCGTGGCATCTCATTAAGACCTCAAAAAAGAGAAATTTACTCTTTAGAGAAAAAAAATTATAAAAATGTGGATAATTTTCGCTTCCCAAACGTCCAACATAGATGGGGTGTTTGCGAAAGTTTACTAAAATTGGATTTACCGGCGCTATGACAGGACTAGGAACAGTAACAAACATGGTTGGAGTTATTCCTTCTTTTGACCGACGCATTGACTTTGGTTTTGAATGGGATGATTGCCTAACACCATTAGAACACGACTATACCCTTCTAGAAAGGTCGGTAATGGAGTGCGCAACTGTTGGATGTTCCAGTATTTGGATTTGTTGCGACCCTCACATGATTCCTCTAACAAAAGAAAGGATAGGGGAGGTCGCATTAGACCCAGTTTGGGCAAGGCGGCCTTTTGAGAAAGAAGGATGGAAACTCAAAAGATATATTCCAATTTTTTATGTGCCTATAAACTCAATGCACATAAACAAAATGGAGAGTGTTGCTTGGCAAATCATTTGGGCAGCACATTCATCTTATTATGTATCAAAGTTTATCTCAAAATGGACAACATACGATAAAGTTTATGTTTCTTCTCCTTTTGGGGTGTATGACTTTGAGGTCCTAAGAGAAAAGCGAGAGATCATCCGAAAAAACAATGTCTTTTTACAATACGACAACAAAGACGCAACACACGACATACCGCTTGGTTTTTGTTTTACCGCAGAAGATTTTATCGAGTCCCGAAGAAACCTTCGTCGGCTTTTTACCGAAAAAGGCAAAGAAATATACGAAGAAGGAACAAAATGGGTCTTTGATAACATAAAAAACAAAGATTACGAGCTAATTACTATAGAGGAGTTTTATCCCCTAAGAACATTCCAAGATCTAAGAAACTATTATGGGTCCAGCCTAGCTTTTGATTATAAAAAGAAGAACTGGCTCGTACCAAAAGTTTGGTTTGACCGAACAAGCACAAAGGAGAATAAAAATGAATAAGTTATTTGCTTTACTTTTAGCAACGTTGTTTATGACGAGTTGCGAAATCTATACTAACCAAGTTTACATGAGAGATCCAGTAGTCCCACATTATTCTTTTGATACGTGGTATGGGCCTGATTGCTATAACTCAGATCTTCAACATACAACGGGCTATGACTCACACGTTTGTAAGTGGCACTGCGCATCTTATGATGGCCAGTATAGAGTAAGCTTAGAGATTCGCTTTGAAGAGCAATACAATAACGAGTGGCGAATCAGAGAATACGTAAGTCCACATAACTGCTATTAGCATATCCGGTATATCAGAAAATGGCTATTGAAAGAACAAATCCAATCCACGCTAAAATGTTTATTTACATTAGTCACATTCTTCCGCATATCAACGCTGGAAGGATTTGGATTTGTAGCACTACCCTTGCCTTGGTCCGAGCCGACGGAGAGGGCTGGTATGCCTATCAGGACCTTGCAAGACTAGCTGAAGAGTTTAGTCAAGGCAAAAAGAATGGAAAACAAGTAAAACAAGTGATTGATGACTTTGCTGAGGGTAAATGGAATACCAAGCTAAAAAAAGAAGCAAAGATTCTTTATACGAAGCTAGCCGAAAAAGCAAACAACAAGCTTCAAGACGCAACTTATTTTGTTTACGGAAGCTTTCCACCTGACAACAAAGCACAACTAAGCACAGAGAATGCTAACTTTGTATTAGGGTTGGCGCTTCGAAAACTAGACGAACTGAAAAAATAATGATCAAGACAGAAGATCGAATAAAAAAGAACGGAGAGGTCTTCACACCTGACTGGCTAGTAAAAGAAATGTTAGGCAAGCTTCCAGAAGATGCTTGGGAACCAGATAAAACATTCTTAGAGCCAGCAGGAGGCGACGGAAACTTTGTAGAGGCTATTATCAAAGAGAAAGTGTCACGAGGCCACGATCCGCACAAAGCACTACAAACCACATACGCAGTCGAACTAATGGAAGACAACGTTATAAAAATGAAGTGGCGAGCAATCTTAGCAGCAGGTCTAAACGTTGATGATGAGGCGGCTAGGGAGATTGTAGACAGAAACATTCGACAAGGCAATTTCTTAGAGATTGATGATTTTGTTGAGTTTTTCAATGTTTGACGTTATAGTTGGAAATCCACCTTATCAAGAAAAGAAAGCCGAGAACAAAACCTCAAAAAAGATCTGGGATAAGTTTGTTGATAGAACATTAGATCTCCTAAATAAAGAAGCTTATCTTTGCTTAGTCCATCCGGCTGGTTGGCGCAACTATGGAGGACGATGGAAAAAACTAGCCAACAAGATGTTAGAAAGAAAGTTTTTATATTTAGATATCAACGATGTAAAGGCCGGCATCGCAACTTTCGACGTTCAGACAAGATATGACTGGTATGTCCTCCAAAACAAAGAAGCCGGCGGCGAGACACTGATCAAAGATCAAAACAACAAGGTATATACCTACGATATATCAAACTTAGATTTCATTCCCAGTGGTAAGTTTGAGGAGATCTTCAAACTAGTAGCCACCGAGCAGCAAGATACTGTAGAAATGATATATGATTCATCTTACCACAGTCAGCGTGAATGGATGAACAAAGAAAAGACATCAACGTTTGTTTACCCTTGTATAATAAACGTTGCCAAAGAAGATAAACTATCATTATGGTGGTCGAAGCGCAAGAAAGGCCACTTTGGGGAAAAGAAAGTTATCTTCGGTAAACGAGGCGCCAATGTTCTTGTCGACGCCAAAGGAGAATACGGCCTTTGCGAAGATGGTAGAGCAATTATTGATAAAGAATTAGCACTACCACTGGTCAAACAAGCAATGCAAAGCAAGAAGTTTGTTGAGCTAATGAAGTTTTGTGATGTTGGTGGTTTAAAAGTTACATACAACCATAGAGTTATCGCTTTGTTTCGAAAAGACTTTTGGAAAGAATTTATCGATGACAATGCTTTGTATCTGTATTACGCCCAGCAGAACGATGTCCTCGGAACGCTTGACTTCTGACCCTGGCCGTGGTACAATACGGCTCTGGCGTGAAAAAACGTAAATAAATGTGGATAAGATCCTCGGCTCGTTCGTCTAATAGATGAGCCCGCCGATTCTGGTGGCTCACTAGCTTACCCACCGCCCCGCCGACACCGGCCAATCGAAAAAAACGCACGTGAGTGTGGATAAGATCCTCGGCTCGTTCGTCTAACAAATACACCGGCCTTAGCGCCCAAACCAAAGGAGAGAAAGTGTCATTGACAAATAATCAAAAAGAGAGAATCAAGGAGAACTGGACGTCCTATGTTGATGAAGCTTATAAAGGGATGCTAAAAGAGAACGACACAAGAGAACTAGGGAAGTTTCTAGCACAAGCTAATGAATATTTTCAAAGAGATTGGATTAATTTTAATACAAGCTTACATGTTACTGCAGAGACTCTAGGAAACGACAATGATAAGAACCGGTCAGGGTATGATCTACTTTCTTTAAATAAATTAAGAATTCAAAGTAAATTTCGCTCCAGCACACTTCACTTAGAGTGCACCAGAAGGATCAGCAAGAAAAACACAGGGTCAGCTTCCGCTAGTGGGCATGTAGCCTATGGTGTTGATGAGGCAGATGTATTTGTGTTCACTCGCCCCCATGGTAATTATGAAGATCCTGAAAATGCAGAGATATTAGCGATTCCAGCTAAAGCACTAGAAGACCCAAAACACCCTGGCTTCTTGAAGAGAAGTGTTCCGAAGAAAGTTTATAAAGATTATATCGGGAAAGCTAAAGAGGTTCTAGAAGAGTTAGAACGGGAGAAGCAGAATGAAAGAAAATAGTTTTTTTGTAGGAGATTGCCTAGAAGCGATGAAGGGGCTAGAAGAAGAAAGTATTAGTATGGTCTATCTAGATCCTCCTTACAATACCGGTAGGAACTTTGGAGAGTTTGATGACAAGTTTGGATCTATGGCAGAGTATGCACAGGGGTTTTTAGCGCCAAGAATCAAAGAATGCCACAGGATCTTAAAGAAAGATGGCAACATTATTGTTCACGTAGAACCAAAAAACAGCCACTATGTTCGTCTTGTTCTGGATGATGTTTTTGGTCAGAAACTATTCCGAAACGAAATAGCCTGGAAAAGTGGCGGAAATGCAAAAAACAAAAAGCAACTAGGAAGATATCACGATACAATAATCGTTTATTCGAAATCTAAAAAATCTATTTATAATCCCCTATATCTTCCGTATGATGAAAAATACAAGAAAAGGTCATCCGCAAAGAGATGTGAAAAAACAGGACGTTGGTTCGTTACGACAGCAATACATAATTCACAACCAGATGTAAACCCGAGAAAGAATTTGAGATATTCTTGGAATGGGCATCATAAGCAGTGGTATGTGTTAGAAGAGAAAATGAAACACCTTCATCATAATGAAAGGTTGGTTTACAATGCTAAGGGTATACCTAGAATCAAAAGATACTTGGATGAGATGGACGGGATCCCAATAAAAGACTTGTGGTTAGACATTCCTCAAATACAAGGCAATGAGAAACTAGACTATCCAACACAAAAGCCCGTTAAACTATTAGAAAGGATTATCTATCTTTACAGCAATGAGGGAGACAGCGTGCTAGACCCCTTTGGAGGGTCAGGCACAACTGCCCGAGCCGCTTTAAACTTGGGTCGACAATATATGGTAATCGACGTCAACGAAAAAGCAAAAGAAGTTTTTCTAGAAAGTTTAGAACCACAACAAACAAAGAGGAAAAATGAGCTATGCAGCCAGTAGTCCGAAAAAACGCACGTGAGTGTGGATAAGATCCTCGGCTCGTTCGTCTAATAGATGGACCCGGAACGCCGCCGTAGCTCAACGGCAGAGCAACGCACTTGTAATGCGTAGGCTATCGGTTCAAATCCGATCGGCGGCTTTAGATAAGGAGGAGTGATGGCAGAACTAAATGATAGAACGGTGCGTGAATCAAGCTTGAATACACTTCGAAAGATGATGGACGCACCAAGAAAGAAGACAGAAAGAAAGAAGAATCTAAACAAACTGATTTCTGTTTTGATTAAAGAACTTAAACAAGACTTGGCAGAAGATGAAGAAATGAAGCTTTATTTTGCCTTGTCGAGAGCCCCAATCACAGAGATTAAGAAAACTCTCGTGTCTGGCGAAATTACATAAAAAGGAGAAGAATGAAAGAAAGAACTGAATCAAAACTTAAATTTGTAAACTTACATGGGCACTCTTGTGTTGGATCTCCTTTTGACGCTCTAGGCTATCCGGATGAGCACATGGACTTCAGCTACAACAATGGGTGTGATGCTGTTGCTCTAACCGATCATGGAAACATGAACGGCTTTTCTCATCAATACCTTCATTGGAAGAAGATGAAGAACGAAGGAAAAGAGTTTAAGGCCGTGTATGGGGTTGAGGCTTACTTCCATCCTTCGATCAAAGATTGGAAAGAAGAAAAGCTTCGTATCGAAGAAGACAAGAAGCAAGCAAAGAAGCTGGCCAAGGCTGAAGGAATGTCTATTGAGGATGAGGGATCGACTCGTTCAAGAAACTCTCCAATCAATCACCGACGTCACCTTGTGCTCTTGGCGCAGAACCAGACCGGTCTAAACAATCTTTTCTCGCTTGTCTCTAAGTCACACCAAGGGGACAACTATTATCGATATCCCAGAATGGATTACGATCTTCTTCGTGAGCACTCCGAAGGGGTTATTGTAACTTCTGCTTGTCTTGGCGGATACATTGCTAAGATTATGTGGCAGATGTTAGATCAATCTGATGAGGAGATCATCGCAGAAGCGGTAAGCCAATCCAAAGAAATGCTTGAGATCTTTGGAGAGCGATTCTTTCTAGAACTACAGTGGAACTCTATCCCAGAGCAGCACAGACTAAACAAGATTATTATTGCTGTGGCTCAAGAACTAAACATTGAGCTTGTATCAACTGCGGATGCACACTATCCCAGCCCAGAGCTTTGGAAGGACCGCTTGCTTTACAGGAACTTGGGTTGGATGAACAGAAAGTCCAATCCAGACTATGAGATCAGCATCCCTGAAACCTTAGAGGAAGTTGGGTATGAGCTGTATCCTAAGAATGGCGATCAGATGTGGCAGGCATACAAAGACTATTCTGCTGAAGTTGGAGAAACTTACGATGATGATCTAGTCCGTGGTAGTATTGAAAGAACTCACTGGATCACACACGAACTGATTTCTGACTTTGAGCCGGATGCTGAAGTTCGCCTTCCTGACTTTGTTGTGCCGGAAAGTGAAACAGCTGATAGCCAGTTGGTGAAACTAGCGATTGAAGGAATGACAGAGTTTGGCCTCGCTGATAATGACGAGTATGTTGCCAGGATCCGTGAAGAGATAGAAGTAATCAAAGAGCGAGGTTTTGCAAAATACTTTCTTACAATGAAGGCAATTGCTGATAGAGCCAACGAGATGATGCTTTCAGGCCCAGGTCGTGGTTCAGCAGCAGGCTCTCTTTTGGCTTATGTGCTAAAGATTACACAGATCGATCCAATCAAGCACGGGCTTTTGTTCTCTCGTTTTATGACGAAAGACGCAACAGACTATCCGGATATTGACTTTGATGTCTCACGCAGTATGGAGATCAAAGAAGTGTTGGCAAAAGAATGGGGTGAGGATTCGGTTGTACCAATCTCAAACTTCAACACTCTCAAACTAAGATCTCTAATCAAAGATGTCTCAAAGTTCTATGGTATTCCCTTCACAGAGGTCAACAAAGTAACTTCTGTTATGATCAAGGAAGCCACGCCACTAGCAAAGGCAGCGCACGGTATGACTGCCGGTATGTATGTACCAACTTATGAAGAAACAGTTCTCTATTCCGAAAGCTTACAGAGTTTCCTAGCAAAGTATCCTGAAGTTGGTGAGCGCCTTAGTGCTTTATTAGGACAAGTCCGTTCTCTTTCTAGGCACGCCGGTGGTGTTGTTGTTGGAGACGATCTAAAGAAGTGGATGCCCCTTATCGCATCTGGTGGAGTTGTACAAACCCCGTGGTCAGAAGGACAAAACGTTCGCCACTTGGAGCCACTTGGCTTTATCAAGTTTGATGTTCTTGGCCTAACAACACTAGCCATTATGGAAGGTGCGATCTATCACATTCTTCGTAGGCATCACGGCATTGAAGAGCCAACGTTCGATCAGATCCGAGACTTTTATGATAAAAACCTTCATCCGGACAAGATCGATCTAGACGATGCAGAAGTATACAATGACATTTTCCAAGCAGGAAAGTGGGCCGGCATCTTCCAATTCGCCAATGAAGGAGCACAAAAGCTTTGCTCAAACTCAAAAGTAGAGTCCATTATTGATCTTTCCGCCGTGACTTCCATTTATCGACCTGGGCCTCTTTCGGCTGGTGTTGATAAAGATTATATCGCAGCAAAGGAAAGCCCTCAGTACATCAAGTACGACCATCCAATCATTCGCACGATCTTGGAGCCAACATACGGCTTTATGATTTTCCAGGAGCAGATTGCTCAGTTGGCTGCTGAACTTGGAAAGGGCCTTACTCTTGATGATGGAAACAAGCTTAGAAAGTTGCTTACAAAGAAGGGCCTCTCTGAAAAGAAGATGAAGGAGAAAGCAGACATTAAACAAAAGTTCTTGGAGGGCTGTTATGAAAAGGGTTATAAGGGCGGCGAAGAGCTTTGGAGAAAGTTTGAGTACTTCTCTGGCTACGGCTTTAACAAGTCTCACGCTGTTTGTTATTCTGTTATTAGCTATCAGTGCGCTTGGCTTTATAAGTATTTTCCATCCGAATGGACCGCTGCGTTTTTGGATAACGAACCGGATGCGAAAAAGGAAGCAGCGATTGCGACAGCGAAAGGAGCAGGATTTAATGTAGAGAAGATCAGCATCAACTCTTCCGGTCGTTGCTGGGAAATCTCTCAAGATGGTCAAACTCTTTATCAGCCACTATCTTCTATCAAGGGGTTGGGTGACGCTGCTATCAATGAAATTATGGCTCATCGCCCATTTCACAAAGTAGAAGACCTTATCTTTTCAGAAGAGATTTCATACTCCAAGCTAAACAAGAAAGCGCTCGATGTTCTTTGTCGGGCTCAGGCTCTAAACTCTTTGGTCGATGAAAGGTTTACAGGACTGAAACACTTTTGGTCTGCTGTGTGTGTCGATCGGCCAAAGATCTATAAGAAGATCCAAAAGTCACACGATAAACTAGCCGAGAACATCAAAGAGTATGCTCCCGAAAAGGACTTCTCAGATGTTGAAAGGATTGAGTATCTCTCAGATCTGACCGGGGTGTTCCCAATGTCGCTAGTTGTTGATGATAACTTGCTCCAAGATCTTCACCATCAAGGTGTGCCCCCTATCTCTGAGTTCGATCCTGAGCTTTTGGTTTGCTGGTTCATTCCTCGCAAAGTAACTGAGCGCAAGACAAAGAAAGGAAAAACATACTGGATTGTTGATGTTACAGACAGCAACAGTGAGATGATCGCAATCAAGTGCTGGGCTGTCCAAAAGAATGATGTTGTTCATCTAAACAGACCCTACGCAGCAAAGCTTGACTATTGCGACAACTGGGGCTTTTCAACTCGCTCAATCAAACATCGCTTCAAGTTGCTTTCCTGATAAGAACATCAGCCAACTAACTAAGACAAAGGAGGAAGTGTGGAGAAGGGCCAAAAAGTAATCAAGCTTCAAGAAGGTGCGATCTACCTAGGAGAAGTCAAAGAGGTGAAAGAAAGTAGTTTTTATAGGCCCATCAGTGCAAGAGTGCATTGGATCAGGCCTGTGTCTTCCGGAAGCAGCACAAACAATTGCAGCCAAGACGAAGATCTAGAGTGGGTTGACGGTGAAAAACTAGTTGTATTTGATCCAGAAGAGCTTTTTGAAAGCCTAAGTGAACTTTACCGGGAGGACTATAATGCTCTCCCTAGGTTGCAAAGGATGTGTGTTTCGGCTTACGCTGCAAGGTTTTTAGCCGGAAAAGAATAAACCACTAGTATTATATTCAACCCCACGGCGGGCACGGAATGCTTGACATCCGGCCCTGAACCGTGGTATAATACGGCTCTATCGTGGAAAAACAACGCTCGGAGGCGTATGGACACCGAAATTAGAATCGGATCGCTCGTTGGCTGGGACAGCCCTCGTGGCGATTACGGGATCGTCGTTGGAGGCAGCAGCGATCCTCGAACCTCACACATTATTCGTGTTGATTGGTTTGGAAGAAAAGATAAGAAAGTATTGACCCCCAATACAATAAGTAGGTTTGATAAAAGACTATACTTGATCAGTGAATAAAACAATGGAAATAACTAATAGGAGAAAAATGATTATTAATGATACAGTAATGCAGGTCCAAGGAAACTCTTTGCTTGTTGGCACAGTCAGCGAAACAAAGAAGGAGAACGGATGGCTTTTTGCTCGGGTAGATTGGGTTCCGACAGAGGCACGACAAGGGATCGAAACAAACCTTGAGAGCTTGTTGGAGATCCGAAGAGAAGATTACAACCCAGAAACTGAATGGATTCGCTGTTCTAAGTTGATCAATGTAAACGCCGAGGCTCTTATTGAGGCTCTTCATCAAAGCAAGCAGTCTGATACGACCGCCCAGTGAAAACTAACGCAAGGTTTATAAAAGACATTGACAGCAATAGAAAGTTATGGCAAATGCCTGATGGTGTGTATATCCAAACATCCTTCTCAGACAAGGTCGTCGCTTCGTACGAAACGGCGGCATTCTATGCCAACGCCGAGGGAGAGGTTGTGGATTGGATAGACTTGGTTGTCGCATTCTCTTCAGAGCCTGCGCACGAATACGTTATCGAAAAAGTCCTAAAAAAATACAACCGACTCGGACTTACAGAATAAAGGAGAAAAGAAAATGTATCTTAATGATTATTGGGACGGGGAATGCCTTGCTGATCCGGGGGTGTTCGGATGGCGATCATGCCCCAATCCCTGCTGTGACGAAAAAAATGAACTCTCCGCTAAAAAGGAGAAAGGTAGAACAAAGAAGCACCACCATTCCATGCTTGACGTTATTAGCAAAATGGGATTTATTCCAGTTAGCGAACGCAATACCATCAACTTTAAAACCAGGCTCGTACCAGGCACTAGACACAAGCGAGACTATATTTCCTTTGTCAATTGGCCGGGAGATCTCGTGGTCCAGGCGCTTAAAGAACATGGCTTCTGGTGGGACCCGCAGAAAAAACATTGGCATAGAGTTCACGCTGACGACGGGTTCAGAGAGGCCGCCGAAAACACAATTTCCTTGCAAGATGATTGGGCAAGGGCGTGCGGCCATTGGATGGAGGATGTTGGAGAACCGAACGGCCCTTATTAACATGAAAAATACTTACCAAAACGTAAAAGAAATAAAAGGAGTGAGAATGTATAGAGAAACAATGGGCGGCGTAAAGCCAGCCGGCGAAATCACAGCAGATGTTGTTGTTGGGCTTCAGTATGGTGATTGTGGTAAGGGAAAAATTACACACGATCTATGTAAGAACGGCAATTACACTCACGTTATGAGGTTTGGCGGCGGTCCAAATGCCGGTCATACAATCTATCATGAAGGCCAAAAGCTTGTAACTCATCACATTCCTAGTGGAGTGTTCTTTGGGATCAAATCTATTATTGGCAACGGATGCGTTATTGACCCCTATGCCCTCCTACAAGAAATCAAAGATCTTGAGGCGGCTGGTATTGATGTTGTATCAAACCTTCGCATTGCTCAAAACGCACACATTATTACAAAGGAACATAAAAATGAAGATAAAAGAGACGAAAAGATTGGAACGACTAGAAGAGGTTGTGGTCCTGCTTATCGTGATAAATATGGTCGAAGTGGCGTACATGCTGGTGGATGCTCTTTTGTAGGTGAGCTGGCCTTTATGAAAGATTTGGTTATTGATCTTTACGAAGAGTTTTATAGCGACAAAAACACTTATGTGCTCTGTGAGGGCGCACAAGGCTTTGGTATTGACATTGACTGGGGTGATTACCCTTATGTTACATCAAGCCACTGTACGACGGCTGGTGCGCTTCTGAACGGTATTCCACCACAAGCAATCAACCGTGTTTGGGGTGCTGCGAAGGTTTATGAAACTTATGTTGGAGCAAAAAATTTCCAAGGTGACGATCCTCTTTTAGGACAACTACAAGAGGCCGGCCAAGAGTTTGGAGCAACCACAGGAAGAAAGCGCCAAACAAACTGGATTGATCTTGACTTTCTCGCTAAATCGTGTAGAATGAATGGTGTAACTGACCTCGTGATCAACAAGATGGATGTTATGCGTGAGGTAATGGGAGACGAAGAGTGGGAAAGCGACTTCCGCCATCGTGTATCAAACGTTGCCGAACAATGCGGCGTTCCACGAGTTTACTTCTCAGACAACCCCTATTCTATTCTTTCACAGGAGGCAGCATAAAATGATTGAATATAAAGTAAAAGCATGGTCCAACGGAAGCAAAGTGTGGTACCTAAACGGCAAGCTTCACCGTGAAGATGGTCCTGCTGTTGAGAGGGCCAACGGATACAAAGAATGGCGGCTAAACGACAAGCTTCACCGTGAAGATGGTCCTGCTGTTGAGTATGCCAGCGGAACCAAAGAATGGTATCTAAACGGAAAGCGTCACCGTGAAGATGGCCCGGCTGTTGAGAGGGCCAGCGGAGACAAAATGTGGTTCTTAGATGGACAACAACTGACCGAAGATGAACACTGGCTAGTCACACCAACCAAGCCACCCAGCACCCCATGCGCCCAAACACTTTCCGCAAAGGTTGTCGAGATTGATGGAAAGAAATACAAACTAACAGAGGTATAAAAAATGACTAAACTAAACCTAAAAGTAAAACAACTTGAGAACTTTTACAACCTCAAGCAAAGAGGACAAGGCGATGCTGGTATTGATCTTTACGCAACAGAAGATTGTATTGTCCGACCAGGAGAACAAACACTGGTAAAAACAGGCATCTCTGTTTCGTTTTCAGCTGATTACTATCTTCGTATTGCGCCACGCTCTGGTCTTGCCTATAAAAACGGCATTGATGTAATGGCCGGTGTTATTGACTCTTCTTATCGTGGAGAGATTGGAGTTATTTTGAGAAACCATTCTGTTACGACCGAGGAGAGCACCGGAGCATTTATCATCAATCGTGGTGATCGTATCGCACAAATGATTCCAGAACACATTTCACAAGAAGACTTTGTGTTTGTGGAAGATCTAGATGATAGCAACCGTGGAGAAGGTGGTTTTGGATCAACAGGGGTGCGAGATGAATGATTATCACGCACAGTTACTTATCCAACAGCGCCGCAAGGAAACAAGGCTCATACTTTACGCTTTCACGGGGCTTTTCCTTCTAGCACTATTTGGCTTGGGTTTGGTCGCATCAGGCAAGGATGCGCAAGCCCGGATCGAATGTTTAGAACAGGAAGGACAAATCATTCCGGCCGGCAGCGATGTTGCTTGGGTATGCGCCCAAGCAACACAAACTTCTCAAAACAATCAAAAGGAGATCAATGAATAAGCAAACAATGAACACAATGATGTCATCAAAAAAGATGGACTGGCAAACACCAAAAGAATTTTATAGCAAATTGAACAAGGAGTTTAGCTTTACACTAGACCCGGCAACAAATGGCTCAAATGCTTTATGTACAAACTATTTCACAGAAGCAGAAGATGCCTTAGTCCAATCGTGGAAGGGCGAGACTTGTTATGTTAATCCGCCTTATGGCCGAGTGCTAAAAGAATGGATTCGTAAGGCCTATGAAGAAAGCAAGGACTCAGGAACTACTGTAGTTATGCTTATCCCGGCACGCCCAGACACAAAGTATTGGGCAGAATATGTTATGCAAGCCAATGAAATCCGCTTTGTGAAAGGTCGTCTAAAGTTTGGTGGTGGTGAAGCAAACGATCCAGCACCATTCCCGTCAGCAGTCGTTGTTTTCAGAGGCGGTCACAATGGACAGCAAAATCTTTGTGGCCCGGTTGTCTCAATGATGGAAAGAGCATGAAATCAAAAGAAGCAGTAGATCACCCCGACCACTACAATAAAGGCATTGAAACAATTGATTACATTGAAAGCTGGAAAATGGATTTCAATCAAGGAAACGTGATCAAGTATGTTTCACGATACTCAATGAAAGGCGGCCCAGAAGATCTCAAGAAAGCCAAATGGTATCTAGAAAGAATGATCGATCAAGAGGAAAAAAATGTATAAACAAACAATCACATTTGGGGATGTTTTGTTGGAACCACAATACTCCGACATTATATCAAGGAAACAAATTTCACTAGCAACGCCTTTGGATTATGAACTAAATCTAGAGATTCCCATTATTGCTTCTCCGATGGACACAGTAAGTGAATGGGAAATGGCTGCAGCAATGTCTAAGCTTGGAGGAATGGCTGTTGTTCATAGATACAATACAATCGCTGAACAAGCAGCCGAGGTAGAAGACGCCTTGGATGTACCAAACTGTTCTGTTGTTGGAGCAGCAGTTGGTGTGAGTGGAGACTTTATTGAGCGAGCCATTGAATGTTATGCGTCAGGAGCAAAAGTTATTTGTATTGATGTTGCTCACGGCGATCATTCTCTTGTAAGCGAGGCTATTGATTCCTTGCGAAGAGAGCTTGGAATGAACGTTCACATTATGGCCGGCAATGTTGCGACGCTTGAAGGCTTCAACCGATTGGCCGATTGGGGTGCTGACTCTATTCGTGTAGGCATTGGTGGAGGAAGTATTTGCTCAACCCGTATCCAAACAGGCCACGGCGTTCCAACCCTTCAGTCTATTATTGACTGTGCTCAAACAGATCGCAGCGCCATTCTTATTGCTGACGGCGGTATCAAAAACTCTGGTGACATTGTAAAAGCTTTGGCTGCTGGCGCTGATGCTGTAATGTTGGGTTCGTTATTGGCCGGAACTGATGAAACGCCCAGTGAAACTTTCCGCAATCGTGATGGTCGCTGCTTTAAAGCTTATCGTGGTATGGCATCTGCCGAAGCACAAAAAGCTTGGCGTGGAAAAACTTCGTCCTTAGAAGGCGTATCTACCACTATTCCTTGTAAAGGCTCTGTATACAATGTTGTAGAAGAACTACTTACTGGTGTGAGGTCAGGCTTTTCCTATTCCGGAGCGAGAGACATTGTTGAGCTACAAAGCAAAGCAACATTCATTCGCCAGTCCCACAACGCAGCAGTTGAGTCCAGCACCCACATCTTACATCGATGAGCGAAGATCAAAAGCCAAACATAGTAGAGTATGAGCCAAAGTATAAAAACTTAACTTTCTCTATTGGCGAAAAGCTCCACGCTGATTTTCGTATTAGACTAAAGTATGAAGGCATTGGCCAAGGAAAGTTTCTTCGTTGGGTTATTCTCCAGTTCGTAAATCAAACATCACTCTTAGAGAAGCTGATTGAAGAATACAAGAAAGACAACGGAAACCTTTCCAAAACCCGTGAAAAAAAGATCCGCAAGGAAAAAGAAAAAACAAAGAAAGTGAGACAAAGTTTCTCTCTTTCAGAAGAAGAGTTAGGATCTATTTTTGACATTATTGAAATAGAAATGCCTGACTTGTAGTTTTTATAAATAACATACTATTTATAACTGGTGGAATAAAAAGTTTTTTTATTTTTATCATACTATTTACTACAAACACTTATTTTTAATATAACAAAGGAGTTATAACAAATGGCTAAGAAGACACTACTTTCAGAGGGACACATTCGTAAGTTCATGAAGCTTGCGGCTATTGGGCCTCTTACCGAAAACTTCCTCTCAGAAGAAGAAGAGCCAATGGAAGAAGCAACCGAACTCACCGAAGCTGAAGAAGTCGAGGAAGAGGAAGAAGTGGAAATGGACGCTCCTGAAGGCGACATGGAAATGGAAATGGGTGAAGAGGAGATGGAAATGGACGCACCTGCCGACGACGGCGAGGACGCAATCAAAGCCGCTCTTGAGCAACTCATTGACGCCATCAAAGCCGCTCCGGAAACAGACATCGCTGTTGACGCAGCCGATGAGATGGACGAAATGGCCGAGCCAGTGGAAGAAATGGCTCACCCAATGGAAGAGACATCATGTGGTGACCATATGGAAGAAGACATGTACGAAGAGCTAAACGAAACCGTTGAGGTTGTCGATACTCAGGACATCGTAAAGAAAGTCACCCGCAGAGTTGCGGAGCGACTAGTCAAAGAGTCAAAGCAGGACAAACTTGCCGAAGTTCTAGCAGCGAAGATCGCAGCAAAACTTGGCTAAGACCTTGACTTAGAAAAATAAGTGTTTAACTTTAAAAGACCGCAGATTATGCGGTCTTTTTTTATTAGAGGAAAAAATGGATACGTGGACTATCATTGGCGTGTTTTTTCTAGGAGTATTCTCTTATCGCTTTCTAGCATCACTCTTAAACTATACACATTCCTATAACTTTCTAACATACTGCCTTGCTTCTTGCTTGACTATGATTAGATCGTTTGGAAAAGATGTAGTAACAGTTAAAGAAAGGCTAATTAAGCAAATGGAAGATCTAGACATTCCGGAAAAAGAAAAAGAAGTCATGAAAAAAAGAATGGAAAAAACTCTCAATGACTGGCAATCTGTTACGTTTGTCCGTGTTGTTGCCGTTATTCCAAAAGAGTTCTCAAAAGTCTTGAAAACTAATGAGATCTGTGATAAGATCAAGGATGCCTTTAGCGAGGTAAACAAATAAAATTTATTCTTCACAAAACGAGGTAAAATGAAGAAGAAGAAGAACAATCTAAACGAAGAGCATGAAGAGACAGTAGAAGAAGAATCCCCTGGCGCAATCCATTTCTCGCTGCCAGCACAACCAGCCGAGAAGGACCTCCGAACCGTAGCCGTTTTTGGAGCAATCAACGAAGAGAAGTGCGCAGATGTTACATCAGGCATTTATTATCTTTGGCAGAACACCCCAGAGTTGTTTACCGAGGAGGAGTTAGCAGAACACGAAGGGTTGTTGCAACCCGAACAAGACATTCGTATGATCATCTCAACTTATGGCGGAGAGGTCTTAGAGATGTTTGGTATTATTGACCTTATGAACATGACAAAGTCTAGTGGTGTCGACATTGAGACTATTGGCCTAGGCAAAGTAATGTCTGCCGGCGTAGCTATTCTAGCTGCTGGGACAAAGGGTAAGCGTCTTGTTGCCCGAAACTGTCGTCTTATGCTTCACCAAGCGTCCGCAGGGACAATGGGCTCTGTGCACAACATGGAGAACGAACTGGAAGAAGTAAAGGTCCTGCAGGATATGTATGTTCGCTGCGTTGCCGAGAACTCAAACTTATCCATCAAGAAGATCAAGAAAATGTTTTCGTCAAACTCAAATCATTACATCTCAGCAGAACAAGCTGTTGAGTATGGGATCGCTGACGAAGTAATCTAAGGAGTATTATGAAGAACTATCAAAGCAAACAAAATCTATCTAATAGTATCTCAGAAGCAGTTCAGACTTTAGCTGAGAACGTCCAAACAACTTTAGGTCCGAGAGGACGAAATGTTATTCTTCACAAGAAGGATGCGCCACCCATCATTACGAAAGATGGTGTAACCATTTCAGAGTTTATTGAGTTTGAAGATCCATTCCAAAACTCGGCAGCACAGATTGTAAAACAGGCTGCTCGTAAAACTGCGCAGAATGCTGGTGATGGAACTACAACAACAACAGTTCTAGCAAACGCAATCTATCAGCAAGCACGCCGACACGTTCTTGCTGGAACAGCGCCCATTGAGATCAAACGTGGTCTAGACAAAGTGGCCGCAGCGATTGTTGATGAGTTAGAAGAAAACAAGCGACCTGTTGAGAGCTTGGAAGACGTAAGGCACATCGCAACCATCTCTGCTAATAACGATAGTGTGATTGGCGACATTGTTGCAACTGCAATTGATAAGGCTGGAAACGATGGATCAGTCCAAATTGAAGAAGCTCGTTCAGTTGATACAACTGTCGACATCCTAGAAGGCTTCCGTTTTGACTCTGGGTTTGTTTCTCCAGCATTCATTACAAACGAAAGAGCAGGGACTTGCAACTATGAGAATGCCCTGATTTTGGTTGCTGATGAGAAGATCGATACAGTCGAACAAATCTTTCCAGTGCTTGAGTTGGTCGCTAGAGAAGGAAGGCCACTAGTTATTGTTGCCGATCAGATTGACGGACAGGCTCTTGCTGCGCTTATTATGAACTCGCAGCGAGGCACAATGAAAGTGGTTGCCGTAAAAGCACCAAGATACGGAGAAGAAAGAAAGAACATTCTTAAGGACTTAGCCGCATCAACAGGCGCAACCTTGGCTTCTGTTGATGCTGGAGTGCTCGTGAAAGATCTAGCTTTGAAAGATCTGGGCCTCTGTAAGTCTATTAGCATTGGTCGTGCTCAAACTGTCGTTGTCGGCGGAAAAGGAGATCTAGAAGATGTACAGGAACGTATTGACACCCTTAAAAACGAAATTGCGCTATGCGATGACATGGTTCTTTGTGAAAGAATCCAGGAAAGAATTACTCGCCTTGCTTCTGGCGTTGCTATTATTCGTGTTGGTGCTTCAACAGAAGTAGAAATGACCGAGAAAAAGCACCGCATTGAAGATGCCCTAGAAGCAGTCAGCGCAGCGCAGGCTGAAGGAATCATTGCTGGTGGGGGTTCTACCCTTTATCGTATTGGTCGCCGTCTGGGTAGTCGTGAATCACTTGGTTACGATGACTGGGAGATGGATCATCCGGATCAAAGAACCGCAGTGGCTATTATGAGAGAAGCAACAAAAGCTCCTTTACAGATTATGTGTGATAATGCTGGAGAGTCCTTTGATTTGATCAGTAGGCAGCTCCATCAGGAAGGCCGTTCTTGGGACTTTACAAAGGAAGGAGTTGTTGATGCTTATGAAACAGGCATCCTCGATCCGGTCAAGGTTACAAAAAATGCTGTCTTGAACGCAGTTTCTGTTGCCGGCACACTAATTACTACAGACTATGCTATTGTAGAGGGCTAACTGTGCTTCATTCCATCTTTCGAAAACTGTTAACTGAAGACAAGCGTTCCACCGAAACAGGATACAAAAATGAAAACAAGATTGAATCTTACTTTTCACAGTATCTTGTTCAGGACGGGACAGCAAAGAATGATCGAGTAAAGTCCGACATTGTGATTGAAGTTCCGGGCCACCAAGACCCAATTGGAATTGAAGTAAAGACAACGTTAGATACAGAGTTCGGTCAATTAACAGTCGGCTACGACACAGAAAGAGAACGATGGGTGATCCACAACTCGAACTTTAACAAAGACAAGAGTAAAGAAAATAAAAAGTATATGGACCGGTTCTTTGTAAAGTATCTTCAACCATACCTAAAAGATCTTAAACCTCCCGCAGGATCAAACAACATCCTAAAGAAAAGAGGAGAGCGAGATCAAATAGTTGTTGGGCTTTACAAGGAACCGGGGCATAAGAAAACACTTGAGGCAATGCAGAATTCTTGGTTTGGAGAAGGCAAGGAACACAGAATAGAGTTATCCCCAGCCATTCTACAAAAGTATTATAACACCAAGGGAGATGATCTAATCCAGATCAACGGCTTGGGCTTGTATAAATTATCTGACCGCTTTGATATAGCCATTCCCTACTTTAGTGAATTGGTGTTCAGAGCGGATGCAAAGTTTCATATCAAAAACCACGGCGATTCTTTTACTTTCAACATTGCTTTTCGTGCTGATGATTTAGATCAGGACAGAAGCAAAATGTCAAGATTGGATATATCAAAAAAAGAAGACGCAAATAAACTTATTAAAGAAATCTAGGAGATAAAGTTGTGCCACAGGAACAGTTTGAAGTTACGGTAACTAAGTTAGATGGGAAGATTGATCGGCTAACAGACACGATTGAGTCAATTAGATTTGCTCAAACAGATATGTATGAAAAGGTCACTAACATTGAAAAAGCAATCTACAATCCAGATGAAGGGCTTTATGCTCGCCTTAAAGAGCAAGAGTCAGATCTTGAAGACTTAAAAGAGTTTAAAGCAAACATTACAAAGTTTCTTTGGATTATTACTTCGGGTATGACTGGTATCCTTATAAAGTTTGGCTTTGATTTATCCGGATAGTGCTTGACAAAAAGAACTGGTGTGTTATAATGAAACCATAGTCAAGCGGCTGTGGTTTTTCACTTGGTGTAAAACAAACTAAAGGAGATAAATAAATGAGAGTGAATTTACAATATTCTGTTGAACTAGAGGACGTTTTTAAAGAACTGGCTTTGCTTCACGTGAGAAAGAACGAAGATGTATTACAACAGATTTATACCAATTCTCAAACGCTTGAAACAAAATTAGGGGAGGAGAGCCTAAAGGGCTCGCTAAAACAAATAGAGATACTAAGAACCCAGCTGGCGCATTTTGACTCAACTTTGGCTGACATTGGAGCAATGTTAGAAGGTTATGAAATGGT